ACCCGGCCTTTCGGCCGGGGTGCTGGGCCGCACATCGGGTGGCATCACCCCATAGGAGGTGCTGCCATGCCGAGCACGACCCACACCTTACGGCTGATGGCCGCCTTCCCACTGGTGTCCCACCGCTATCGGCTATTATTAGCCAAGGCGGTGGGCAGGTGGGTCCACGCCTCGGGCTTCGACTGGACTAAAGAGCGCGTTGGCGCTCTGGTCCAGTATCTCCTGAAGCTCCGAGCCGGGGAGAACCCCTGCAGACCCCCGTGGTGGTCCTCTCGGTATTTGAGTTATGCCGAGAGGGTGGCCACCACGGCCTCCTTCGAGAAATTTCTCCAGCTCGTCCAGGCCTGGAGGACGGCCCTTACGGCTTATGGCCGTTTGAAGTCCGTGCCTTCCAGGAAGGACGTGGAGAAGTTCGAGAAGGCTGTGGGGTCGGCTCGCGTCCTTACGGTGCCTCTCGCCTCTGGGAGGGTAGTCGAGGTGGACACCGAAGATTGGAGATCCCGGTTTCCTTTCCGGGCCCACTTTGGTGTCTCACCCCGACAAGTACTCCCAGAGGTTCGAATCCATGGAGAGGTTCTCCCCAACAACCCGCTGTCCCTGAAGCTCACCACCGGGAAAGGGTATTATACCCCAACCGGTGAAGAGTTGTTTAGGGACGCCTGGTGGATCATGCAGGACCATGTCCTGCACCCACCTGGGACCGTGCCCGCCTATTGGCCCATGCTCCCGGTTCTGCCGGATTTCCGGCCGGGACCGGGACTGAGCAGGGGGCACGGCGCGGTGCGTTGTCGGGTCCAGCCGGATGGGAAGGCGAGGTTTTACTTCGCTCCACCACGCTGGTTGCAGTTCCTGTTGGACCCTTGGGCGAGGGAGTTGTACTCCCAGCTCAGGAGGATCCCGCAGGATTTTACGTACAACCAGGCGGCGGGAGCGGAGTTGGTCGCCGAATGGCTGAGGTTGGGAAAGACCGTGTGGTCTTTCGACCTCAGTTCAGCGACCGACCTCTTCCCCCTTCCGGTCACCCGGACGGTTCTGTGGTCCCTATCTTCGGATAGGAACAGACCGTGGGTGGACCTCTTTTGTTGGATCTCGAGGCTCCCGGCTCGGACGGCTTACCCTGGGGCCCGCTCAGAGGTGATAAAGTGGCGATGTGGGCAGCCTCTTGGGACTGTCCCATCATTCGCCGCCTTTGCCCTTAGCCACCATGCAGTGGTTAGGGCCCTCTGGGCTCGGCTAGGAGGCGATCCTAGGTCGGCTCCCTATTGTATTGTAGGGGACGACCTAGTTATCGCTGACCCGAGGTTGGCGGAGGCCTACCGAGACTTTTCCACCCTTTTGGGGTTGGAAATCTCGGAGCCGAAGTCCCTCGCAGGGAGGCTGGGTGAGTTTGTGGGGAGGCTCATTGCCCCAGATGGTATAGGGTTCAAGCTCAAGGCCCCACCGGGCCTTGATGCGAGGACCTTTGCAGCGTACCTGTCCCTTATCGGGACAAGGGCTCTGCGCATCTGGGAGCAATCTCTGCTGAGGGACGTGATCGCCCTCATCCCTAGGGAAGGTTACCCAGGGAGTAACCCTGGAGGCCTACCGCGGGAAGCGGTGGATCAGTTCCTCGTGGAGTACTTCTCTCGCGAGAGAGAAGTAGAGCCTCCTCGGGCCTACGCGGTCGACCCAGATCATGCTGTGGAGGCCCGTATTGGGCCTCTATACAGTATGTCTCTGGTTCTCCCGCGTGACCCAACCGCCACCGAGTGGGAGCCGCGAGGCTCCGCTAAGAGTGGGCCGGGCGGGGCTCCGGAACCCTCTCCATATGGAGAGCGAGTCCCGGGCTCCGACCGTTCCCCCGGCTGGCTCCGTCGTGTGCGCGAGGCGATCCACGCTTCTGGGATAGCCCAGGTGTGGCGCCTCATCCGCCACGGCAGATGGAGCCGGCGTGGTGGCGGCCAGGGCTCTCGGACCGCATGACTCCGCAG